CTCTTTCAACATCAATTCAGCCACTTTGGCGCGCTTGTCGAACTCGCGAGAGGCCAAATCCGCCTGGTTAGGCAGGTTTGCCGTCATTCCTTGCTGAATCTTAGCCTGCACTTCGATCGGTTTTAGCTTCGTTTCAACCAAAGTCTTCGTCGCTTCAGCACGATTTTGCTCGGCTTGCGTCTGATTGACCGCAATTTGCGCTTGCGCGGCCTGCATAGCCAACTGTTGCTGCATCAGTTGCATCTGTTGCTGTTCCGGATTCGGCTGAGACATTTGATCCAGCGCGCTCATCAATTCCAGACGGTTCGAGAGGCTACTATTGGAGACGATGCCCTTCAAAATGATAGGCAAGACCGGCGTATCAGGCCCCAATGTCTGCAACAGACCAATAAACTGCTGTTGCTCGTACTCGCGCGCCAAAATGCCCAGCGTGCCAGTAGGCACGAAGTTCAAATCAGTGGAGGGGTAGCGCTCGGGGTCAAACTGCATGTAGCGGTACGCAGCCTTTTTGATGAACGGAATCAAGAAGTCTTCTTGGAAGTTCACCAGCGTGCGCTTGTACTTCTTAATGATGGTCGCTACTGCCATCGACATCGCAGCACCGTTGCCGTCACGGCTGACCTGACTAATCATGCCGTTGCTGTCCATCGTACCCGTGGCTTGCAGCAGCATACGCTCGAACGTCTGTGCAGTAGTGATGTTGTCCGAACTGGTCTGACCAAATTTGAACGGATACAAGATTTCCTGCGGGTTGCCGTTAGTCAGCATGGCCTTGCCAGGTTTGACCTCGAACTTTGCCCCACGGGGCAGTCGCGTGGCGTCCATGCCGATCATCGGCGCGGTTGTCAGCGCCAGCGAGTCTAAGTGACTCCTCACCTGCGCGTCGATCGCCTTTTGCATGTTGTAGGCTTTCTCGATCGTGCCGCGACCTAAGAGCCTGTTAGGCACCGTGTCGTCTTGGTACGTCAAGAGCGGACGGTCTCTCATCATGTAGGGCGTCTCTTGCGCCTTTAGCAGTTCACCGTCGTTTGCAACGACGATGATAGCCTCGACCATGTCCTGATAGTCTTCTGCCGCCGAGTCGTCTGGGAAGAGTTCGGCGATCTTGCCGCCTGCTTCCATCTCTTCCATCTTGGTCAGATACTCGCGGGGCACCAGGCCATAGTAAGTCAGTAGCTTGACTTTCTCGTCTTGGAACTGCTGTACCTCTTGCGTGGGCTCTAGTTGCGTGTCGTTGTACGTAGGGGTGATGTTGACTTTGCGGTAGATGCCACGCTCTATGCCGCGAACGATCTTGTGGATGGATACGTACTTCTCAACTGCCACGCCCATGCAGTCGTCTACTGATGTGCCGTTGGGGTCGAACAAGAAATTCTTCGGATTAACCGGTACCAGCTTGACGGACACGCGGGGCTTTTCCGTCACGCCAATGGCCGCTTGGCCTTGCACGCCTGGGATCGCCTGCGTGGCGGGGACGTACTCCATCTCGGAGCCGACGACGATCTCGCCAATACCTGTTCCGTAAATCTCAGCCAAGAGTTCGATCTGGTCGATCGATTTTCTGATCTTGTCTTTCTTGAAGTCTTCAGCGAGCTGGGCTTTTAGCGCCTCAATGTCGATCGTTTGCTGGTCAACATCTTGCAAGTCGTCTTCAATGTCAAAAAACTCGCCAGAGCCAAAGATCGCTTCCATGATCTCTGCGTGGCGAGTCTCGACAGCTTGCTGTGCTGCTGGGGTGATAATTTTGGAGCGCTCGGAGTCGCGCGTCTTGTCTTCAGAGGCCCATTCACCCCTAAAGATGCGCTCGTATTCTTCCCAGAGGCTAAGATAGTTGGTGTCGCGCCACTCGCGCCAACGATTGCAATGGTCGACCACAAAAGCAATTAGCTCTTTGTCGGCTTCAGTCGGCTGGACGAAATCGTTTTGGTCCATTTAATATCCCGCAATGATGTCTATAGGCTCCCAGTCGTCGCTCTGATCGTCGTCAAAATAGCTAATCACAGCCATTTGGTCTATGTACGATAGCGCGTCGGGCAAGTCATCATGCACGCCTACAGCGGGGAACATTAACAACTGGTCGAGAAACTCAGTCCAGTCTTCGTCTTGGTTCAGGACAATCCTGCCGTGTTCAAAGCGCCCTTGAAGGCTCCAGATTATCCTATCCGCTTTCTTACGGTTGCCGTGCGTCAGGTCGATGATGTGGGAATATACATTATTCTTGCGCATTAAGTCACTTAAATACGGCAAAACCGCATTTTTCAGCGATCCGCGCTCAATTCCTACCGACATAGGCCGGTAGTCGCGCATGACTGTCAGAATCTTGACAGCTGTTTCCTTGATGTCCCAGCGCCCGTGGATGATCTCTTTGACGAACCACTGGCCCTCATCCGTCACTTTGACAATCGCAATCGCCGTCTCATCCAGCCGCTTTTTAGAATTTGCTGCCTGTTTAGCAACTTCTTCAAAGCCAGCCAAGTCGACCGCAACGAAGTAGCTACCGTACTCGGGCTCTTCGCCGTACTTGATCCAGTCCTCTTTGAAGACGTCCGATCCCGCGTTGTCAAAGGACGCCATGTATTCCTGCTTGAACGCGAAGGTCGAGAGCGTCTTCTTAGCTGACTCGACCTCTTTGGGGTCAATCAGCGGATTGTCCTTGGTCGTGAAGTGCCAGCTCTTCCAATCCTCGTCCTGGTTAGACTGCCCGAGCTTGAACAGATCGAAGAACCAGTTCCGCCCTTTGGGTGTACCGATGAACAGACCCCTGCCCTTCTTGTCCGACAAGCTGGCTCGTATGACCTGCTCCCAGGCTTCCGGCTTGATGTCGGCTACCTCATCTAACACCGCGTAGGTGAGTGAGACGCCTCGCAGGGTGTCGGGCCTATCCGCGCCTCTGACGTAGATGGTTGCGCCATTTATTAGAGTGATGTCCTGATTGTTGACGTGGCTGCCAGCGATGACCTCGCGCCCCAAGTCTAAGAGGACGTTCCAGATAATTTGTCTGGCCTGTCCGTTGGTCGGCGCCACGTATAGAACAGCCGATCCGGCTGGGCAGCGCAGTCCCTCGATCAGTAGCGTTGTGGCTGCCAGTCGGGACTTGCCGCAACGGCGACCGGCGGCGACGACTTTGAACCTCGTGGAATCGGAAAAAACCGTTTGTTGCCACGGCAGCAACTGAAACGATAGGTCAGCCATTGGCGTCTTTCATTTGCACATCAATGATCTCGGCTTGAGGCGCTGGTGCGTCGGGGCCGCCAATGCCGGTGATGTTAATCGTCACAGCGGCGCGCTGGGCGGCGGTCTTCTCGAACATGCTGACCGGCAGCGCGCGTTCCATACAGAGCTTTAAGGCCGCCATCTGGCCGGGGTGGCCGTCTTCCAAAGCGATGTCCAGCACTTTCTGGACGACCTGCTGCCCCTTACCTTCGATCAGCATCTGCTTCAATTCTTTCAGACGCATGTTGTCCGTCTTGGGCAGCACAGCTGGTGGCACGTAGGGCGGGTCTTTGATTGGCGCGGGCACTTTGTCTCCTAGCGGAAAGTGTTGGGTGTTTTTGGCTCTGGTACGCCCCAGCCAGTTATGAGCGCACGCCGTCTTTCTCGTGGCCGTGGTGCGTTCGGCCGTCCAACGTGCGCCCATGCGCGGATTCTACTGCAGCTGTTAACTTTTTTGTTGCAGCTTTTTTCCTTTTTGGTGTGGGGTGGAGGGTACCCAAAACTATTTAGTACCAGCAGACCCCTCCCCCCCCTATCAATCAGCCAGAAAATCGTCCGGAAAATTGCCAAAAGCTAAAGATTATCAGCCGAAAGCCGTTTTACATAACGCACGTCATCGCGCATTTGTATTCCGGGCTGACAGCCAGGAGCGAGGGGGATATTTGCTGGGGATGGGACGGTATTCTGAATTCAGAATGCGTGAGGGGAGGCGGGGGCTTTTTACCCGTAACCGTCAATCTTTATTTTGCGGCGGACTGTTACTGACTAAAGCGTCATTAATTTTATTAGCATTGACACTCTGACAATACATGTCGAGCAAGTTTTTAAATCCGGCGCTTATGTCGCCGTCGCCTGCGTGCGCAAGTATTGCAACTTCCGAGTCGGAAAGCTTGCGCAGGAAATGTCGCGTGCGGATTGATGCGGGACGGCCAGGCGGCATATTTTGTTATCACTCCGACATGGTCAAATGGTCGAAATGGCAGTGTGTTTGAAGTCGCTGCCAGTGCAGACACAAATTGTTTTATAACACTTGCGCCGGTCTAATTCCGCTCACGGCTATATATTTACTACTTTTACTGAGTATCTATAAAAACATAACCATTTTGACCAGTTATAGCAAAAAGCCTGTATTCATGCGGGTTTTGAGCTGGTCATTGCACCCCAAAAATTTGACCATGCAACTGCCATTTTGACCAGCTCGCAACCTTATTTGACGCGCCAAACGCGAATCCCGGTTTTGTCCCATCGGACGACAACATCCCACGAATGCCGCCGCGCTATTTCATACGCTGCAACGCGCGCTTTTTTGCTGTCTTCTTTACTGCAGGGATATAAAACAGACTCGCCTGCGGACAACAGAATAAAAGGATATTTCGCGCCGTTTTTGCGACGGTCTGGCACTGGAATATCAGTATCAAACATAGTTCACCCGATAAAATACACGGAAAAATTACCGTATAACTATAATACCTTATGATAAATGACCAATATTCAATGACCAAGTAATTTACTCAGGCACATAAAATAATGTTTGACAGGACAAAATAATGTGCTATTCTACCTTCACGGCCAGCGACACAGGCCGGATAAAAAATGAAAGGGAAAAAGACCATGTTTTACGCATACGCAACCAATGAAACCGGCGCGCAGGCGATTGTCGCCCGCGAGCGCAAGCTTGGCCGCCGGTCATACGTTATCCGCCTGCGCGCGGATTGTTTCGAAGTTCGTTCGTGGTAATGGGAGGGCGAACAATGGAAAAGTTACCGGTATTGCTGGCAGCACTGTCAGGAGGCCTGATTGCCTTGGGTTGCATTTCGTTCGTATCAGACGCCGTAACCGCGCGGGAGATTGCAGGCGGTGCGGCTGTGCTGGCCGTGCTGATATTCGGCCTAATAATCATTGGGAGGGATTAAAAAATGGATAACAAATATAACGGCTGGACAAATTACGCTACTTGGCGTGTCAATCTGGAGATGTTCGATGGTTCCGATTGTTACTGGACGGAAACTTCCGCCCGCGAGTTCGTCGAGGAAATAATCATCGAAAGCACGCCGGAAGGCATTGCTCGCGATTACGCGCTGGCATTTATTTCAGACGTGAACTGGCACGAAATAGCCGAGCACTATCATCCGGAAGACGACGAGGAAGCCGAAGATGATGACGAACTCGCAAACGCTGAATAATCCGCGTTTTACCGGTTCATTTTGGACGCGCCAGGCCTATTTCGGCTGGCTTGACGACACCGGCGACGTTGTTCGCTGGTCTACCGATCGTCCGCCAGCTGGCCAGGGTTATATCCGACGCGATCCGGTACTGATTGACATTGACAATTTTGGGGAAGCTTTACTATGAAAATCGACGTGCGATTCTTTATTTTTGATTATGACGCCGACGGCGGCCCGGACTATCGCGAGTGCACCGAAAGCGAATTTCTCGAAACCGAGGGAAATATTCGATACGAGCGCCATACCGTCCGCGAAAATGGCGTTTCGCAAATTTGTCTAACAAAAGACGAGTTTTGAGGATAACCAATGAAAAATTATCAAATTGACTATTCAGCAGGCCACTGGCCGAACCATCTCCGCGCGTTCGAATATGAGTTCGAACCCGGCAAAGTATTAGCTTGTTTTCTAGAATATTCGGCGCCCGATCCCGGCGTTGGATATCCGGGCGGCGCTTGGCTGGTATATGCGTTCGCAGGCGGCATCGATATCGAGGGGATTCTGGCCGATTCGGTCATTCAGGATATCGAGCGGGAGGCCGCATGCTACTTCTCGGAAAAATAATCGTCGCGCTCTTAATAATTATTCTAAAATCAGCCCTGCCAGCGCGCGATTAAGCTTTTTCTCTTTCCCTCGATCGCGCGTTGGCTTTGAGTCTCCAAAGCGCGATTTTTGCCCGGCCTAGTCTAATGACTAGCCGGGCTTTTTTTATGTCTTGACAAGCTTGACGGTTGCAGGCGCTGGCACCGATTCGACCATAGCCCGAAGCGCCGCGCGCGGTTTGCCCGCAAGCTCAGGAGCGCAAAAAATATGTTTTTTAGTCTGGAATTCGTGCGAGTGTATGCGCCCACAATCAACCCAGCCTGCTTCGCGGAGCGCGTGCATCAATGCTACTTGCGGGATTTTGGCGCCCGTGGGAGCGGCGCCTGCTAACCGGTCACAAAGGGCGTAAAAGGGCGACGCAATGACACCCGAGGCGAATTCGCCTAAGCGCCCGGTGATGAGTTCAACTAGGTAAGACTCGGCCGTCGATCGGCCCTGGTCGATCATGATCGCCTTGGCTTCGGTCATTGGCGGAGCGGCGCCGGGGTTAAAGTTCGACACGTCCCGAGCGCGCAGGTAAGCCGCAACAGCTGACATGCCGTGATTGCCGTCATTGCCGCGGTACCAGCCCCACAGAGCCTGGGCGTCAGCTTCCGGTAAACGCCCAGCATCTGACCAAAGGCAAAACCATCTCCGGTCGTCCGACGGTATTGATATGGCCGCTCGCTCATTAGTAAACGCGATTACCAGTATCCGGTTTAAGCTTTCGTATGGGTGCAGGCCTTTTCTGTGAACAGGTAAAAACTCAGGCGGCGCTGCGATGATGGGTTTCAGGCTGTTCTCCAGCGCACGTCGGTCTCGGGCTTCGGCTTGTCGTAGCTCGGCAATTTCCATGACCTCACACTCAAGCGCATAGCCCCACTGCGACGATAAATCTTCATTCCTGACCAGTGAACAGTTCGTTTTCGAGTCGCCCCCAATAGCCCAGAAAAAGGGCGCTAACATCGTATCCTTGCCGCTGCCAGGGTAGCCGCCGATCAGTACCGCGTGATTGATCTTGCGGTTCGGGTTCTGGATTTTGTAAGCCAGCACGTTCAAGAAATGCTCGCGCTCGAAGTCGGTCGGGATCATGCGCTCGACATGGTCTAGCCAAGGCTTGACGCTCATGGCGTTGCCTGCAGCGCCCAAGGCGCCTACGATTGCCGGTCGGGCGTCGCGCCAGCGGTTGCCGTAAATGCCGCCGTCGCGCGCAACCAGCAGCCCTTCGCCTGCCGCGTAGGTGACGCCCAAGAGCGTCTTGGCGCCCATCGCCTCACGGTTCTGGTCGTAAGCGACTGAGGCCTCGACCTTGCGCGCCGAGTGAATCGACGTGCAGTCGATATGCCTAAATAGCGCATTGAAAGTCGAGCGGGCGACCTCGCGGCGGTCTTGCAGGTCGAAATAGCAGTCGTCTGTCTGGATATAGGCAAAGCGCTCAAACCAGCCAGCCTTCTCCAGCCGCCCGAGTTCCTTGCGCCCGATCTCGGCCAGCACTGCCTCGGGCGTCTCTGTGAACATCTCGGCCGCTGCCTTTGGGTTTAGCTTTTCCAGCGCCGAGCTCATCGTACTGGCGATCAGTTCGTCCCTTACGCCCGGCTCGTGTTTAGGCCCACCCTGGAGCGCCACCCAGCTCAAGAACGTCGTCGAGTCGAGCTCCAAGCAGTGCGAGTGCAGGCAGCAGTAGGCGCGCGCGGACGGGTTGTACCGCCCTTCCGGGTTGCCATCGGTATGTTCGGCGCTGTTAGGGCACACAACACCTGCCCAGCCCTCGGGATTGGGCTTGCGCAGGATTAGCCCTTGATCGTTCAGCCACCGGAAGACGTCATCTCCGCCGTCGTCTTTGAGTTTGATGGGCGTCACACCCAACGATGACGACTCCTCGGGCGTCACCTGCAAGGCCGCGCAGATGTATTCGAGCGTGTATTCCTGCTCTGGGTTAAATTCGATCAGTTTGGCCTTGAAGCCGTTCTTGCCGGGTTTCAAGTTGACGCTGCCGGGCAGGCGGTAATTGCGCACTGGATTGCAGGCGCCCGGGTCAGTGTAGCCAGCAGCTGCGATCGCCTTGATCGCTGCGGCGAAGTCGGATTTTGTCGGCTGCTCCGAGAATGCGTAGCCCCACTGAAACGATCCGGGCGACGTCTCCATGATCCATGTTGGCGCCAGCGGCGGCAGTTTCGGTGCCTTGGCTGGGTCGCCCACATCATCTAACACCATCACCAGTACATACTCGCAATTGGCCGTACTGGCGCTGGGTTTCTCGCCAAAGCGGTCAATGATGAAGCTGGCCGTGTTGCCGTACCAAGCCTCGCCGTCCTTGCGTTTGTGGTCAGGGAAAAATGCTGGCCAGGTAGCCTTGATCGCTCCGTCGGCGTGAAATTGCAGCTCGCCGTTTTTCTTCATAGGCGTCTGCCGCACAAACAGCGCCGTCTCGCCCTCTGGGGCAAGATTTGCGATATACTCGAAGAAGTTCATTGCAGTCCTTGTAGTTGAGAAAGCCGCCCGGCAAGGCGGCTTTTTTATTTGCCATAACGCGTCATGATTTTGACGCCTGCCTTTAACGGCAAGCCCTGCGCCCATGCGGGAGCAGTACACATGACGCGATTCAATTCTTGTGCTGCAGCTTCGGGATTTTTGACTTCGAGAACGATTTCATCGTGGACGTGTAAGACGGTATCAGGTAATTGGCGTAAAGAATGCCGTAGCAGATCATTCGCGATCGCTTGCGTTATGTTCTCACAGGCCAGCCCCCGCCACAAGCGCGCACGTGGCCATTCTTTCGCATCAGCTGCCGGTTTCCATGCTGCCTTGACATACGTTATCTCATCGCCGTCAAACTTAGCGAACGGATAACATAGAATGCGACCGCTCGGTAACGCGTACCAGAGATGCTGGCTGTCGTATAAATAGGTGATGCGCCCGACCGAGAACTCACGCCCCGGATTGCGAAGTGCTCGCGTGTACGCCTCTTCGAGCTTTTGCCAGTAGCGCACTGCCCACGGATTAGCGCGCCGCCATGCGTCCACAATGCGACGAGAATCGGACTCGGGCATAAATACGCCATAATTCCGCCCCATTGCCGAGAACGCGCCAACAGACCCACCAAAGCCAAGCGATAGAACAGCGACCTTGCCAATTTGGCGCTCTTCAGACTCGTTACCGATTGACTCTTCCGGAATGCGGTAAATACCAGCAGCTTCGCGCTTGTAAATGTCGCGTCCTTCCCGGAAAACATCCAGCACCGACTCGGCTTGAGGATCAGCTGATGCCCATGCGGTGACGCGGGCTTCGACTGCTGACCAGTCTGCAACGACGAATTTTCTGCCTGCGCCCGGTATCAGTGCGGGCCGGAGCATTCCACGTAGAACATCTGTAACGCGACGTCCAAATCGTGGGACGACGGCGTGCCCTCGCACCATAGCGTGCCTAACAGCGTCGGGATCGTCGGCACACTTTCGGGTGAAATTGTGAACCTGCGCACCATAGCTTGAAGCTCTTCCGGTAGCTGATCCCCCCGCGAAGACAAACGCACCTCGTACTCGGTGATCGTCCTCGTCTGCCAGCTCGCTAAGGCGGCTGAACTTCGCAACCGAGGACGCCCATAAATCGTCTGCGCATTGAATGACGTCCGCAACATGGGCCGGAATCTCATCGGGATTTTCCTCCGCAAACGCGAGCAAGTTCGCCCGCACAGATTTATCGATCGAGTATTTCTTCTCTCCGTCCTTGTACGTTACCATCATCTCAAGCGCCTGTGGGCCAACTCGCTCCATCACCCACTTTTTCATGCGCGGGCTGCGCACAGACGTGATCTCACCTTCGGTTAGCTCCTGCACCAACGACTCGATCTCTTCGAGCTCAACCGAGGCGTACTTGATTGCCGCTTCAGCCAGCGGTTTGTCCAGCAGCACGCCACGGTCGTTGATGCGCTCGTTGACATGGTAATCCGCCAGCTCATCGTCCGACAGCTCGCGCATGGCTTTGCTAATGGCGCGCATTGCTCGGACATCGGCCTCGCAATACTCAATCATCTCTTTCATTAACGCGGGGTCGTTATTGAAGGTACCGTCTGCCCGTGGGATTGACAAAAGTCGAATAAGCTGTGAGCCGCGATGGTCTTTTCGCATGTTGCTACTGATGGCTCGCCCGACGTCTTCAAGGCTTCCCGGTAAGCAGTTAGCACGCGCCTGCGCAGCGGTGCAGTAGAACTGTTCGAGCTGAAAGTCACATTGGAGAACGTACCAAAAAATAAGACGTTCGAATGCAGCGTTGTGGGCGCGTATCTGTCCTGCATGATTCTTAACACTATCCGGAAAAGGCTGGTCGGGAGTCCAAGTGGTAACTTCATCGTCGTCAAACGCGTAGGACATACATAGAACATCTGTACTTCCGTCTTGTGCATAGTTGTAGACCCCTTTAGACGTAAGGTCGCAGCGACTGCGAGTTTCGAAATCGCACCAAAGAATTTTTTTCATGGATAAAGATGCGGCAAAAAATGTTTAGTTATTTTCTCTACGTAGCGACACTGCTCAACCGAAAAATTAGCTATATGCGCTTGTTCTTTACTCATCCCCATGCGATAAGCTAACCAAGCATATGCTTGCGATCTCGTCATATGACCAGATTTCCATAGACGATCAAATGCAATATGCGCCATGCCGCGCGCCAGCTTAACGTCATCTTCTGGCTGTAGTTGACGAAGACTAGCTGCTAAATGTTGAAGATTCATAGGCATAGGTGGGGTACTCGCTACGTCTGTGCGTACTCTTAGCTGTTTATGGTTGTGGATTTACCCAACCTGCTTTCCACACAGCATCCGCTTTCCCCCGTGTTACTTAGGCTGAACGACGACGGCGTGTGGGTGCCGCCTCTTCTTTTGTCGCTTCTGCTTCTTCAGTCTGGCCGTCCATTGACGCCCAGTCTTGAATCTCAAAGACCGGCGTGTAGATTTTGCCGTAGGACTTGTGCTGGTAGCTGTCCTTTTTCAAGGATACGACCGGCACAGGCTTGCCCGGCGTTGTCTCGCACTGACCGGCAATTGCCACGCCCAGTGTGTTGACAGCGCGCTTGCCGCCTACTGAAGTTGTCGTGAAGCGCACTTCCAGACCCTTATCAGGGCCTGACAGGCACTTCAGCGACATGCCCACTTGTACTTCCCAACCTTTCTTAGCGCCATGCGGCACAGGTGGCAGTTCAGGTTTTGGCTCGGTGACAGGCACCATCATTTCGCCAAGGACTTCACCATCACCCCACGCGATATAGCCGTGGATGAAAGAAAACGGATTGACTGCCCATGTGCTGTCAGACTCGACTTCAGTTTGTTCAGCGCCGTAAAGCCAATGGCCGCCTTTGTCCATCTTCAGAATGACGGAGCCAACAGCGCCAACATCTTTCTCAAGGGTACGCAGAGCGACAGACAGGGAAGAAACAGGAGGGAGATTTGCGAGTGCGAATGACATAGT